TCCAACTTCCAATACACCTTGCTTCTTTAACTTATTGATCTTATCGAGTATTCTCTGATATGTAGATTTGTTTTCTTTTGTGGCTGGCTTCTTTGCAAAATAACCATCAGCCCACTTCAATACGTCATCGGGTTTGTTGCCGACCTTGGACACTTCGGCATCAATCTTATCTAATACTTTTTGCTTTGGCGTTGCCGTGCCTGGGAGTTTTCCGCCGGCATCATCCATTCTGAATTGATTGACTTTGCGTACCTGATACGCTGAGGATGTATCCACAAGCCCGCGTGCGGCTGATATTTCCTGACCAGCACGAGTCAACCGTCTTGACAGAGCGTTCTCTACCTGTGCGTATGAATCCATATCACCGGATGCTTTAACAAATTGTCCGTATGCTGCCGATACTTTTGTGTCAAGTAATGTATCTGTAACTTTGGTATCACCCATAGCGATTGACCGCGCTTCCATTGGGTTCTTAGTCACAAAATCCATACCCTTTGCGGCTTCCTGTTTCATGTTGACGGTCTTATAAAGAGGGTTGTCACCTAATTCACCCACTAGTTGCTCGTTGACCTTGCGGAAGTGTTCTGACTCACGCATACCTTCTGGTGGGATCGCCCCACTGGTAGTCGGTGGTTTTATAGGTGGTTTAACAGGAGGTTGTGGCGTGATTGGCGGGATGTTGCCAGCCTGTTGTGCAAATGGGGGAGGTTTAGGTGGGATTGTACCACCAGCGCCAGTCGGAACCCTCTGTGCCTCAAATGGTGAAGGAGGAACAGCACTAGGAGCACCCTTAGCTGATATTGTGGGTTGTATGATGGCATCTTCCTTTGGATTCCATAAAATAGAAACTTCGTGTGGTTCACCCTTAGTTATACCACCACCAACATGCTTAAATCCTCTATATCCCTTCTTTTGCAGATTATATTGTAGTGAACTCATTATTTCAGACATATCAATAGTTGTGAGTCTGTCATCTGCTATTGAAATCTCTTCTCTTAACCGTTTGAATATTTCACTACCAGACTTTCCTTCTTGACCCATCTTAATAATTATTTCATATTCAACATCTGGGGCATTTTTAGCCAGTGCTACAAATTCATCAAGAACATCGGGAGTTAATGGTTTGTCCAAATCTATTAACTTAATACCTGGTTTAACTTTTACAGTAGTGATCGCACCCTTTTTACCAGCATATCCAGCGGCCACGGTATCACTTTTAGTAAGATACAAACCCTCTCCATATAGATTTTGTATTTTGGATACCTCGTAGGGTTCTGCTATATTAGTTAATTCGCCAGTCCTACTTCCATGTAACCATTCATCAGGGGCAAGTTGCACAGTCTTAGGTAAAGCCGTAGGGGGTTTGATTGCACCTTCTGTCACTTTAGCCTCTGCTGTCTTGATTAAATTATCAGCCTCATTTAAAGGTAGATTTCTGCCAAGTTGCTGTTTTGTAACAGGGGATTCAACCAATGCCTTCAATATATCTTCGCGAGGAGTGCCTTTGGACAGCAGTTTGGCAATGTCACCTATTAAATCAGCACCTTTTGCCACTTTAGATATTGCACCTACTGCTTTAACGCCCTTAATCGGTAAACCGCCCATAAGGAGGTTAGTTGGATCGCCAAGTACATTGGCCAGACCTCGTTTAGTAACGCCAATGTTACTAAGTAATCCTTCGGCTTTAGGGTCAATAGATTCGATGTCCGTTCCTAGCGGGCGTATATCTTTACCAAATAACGGCGTGGCGGAGATAATATTTTCTGCTGCCTTGCCGATAGGTTGGAATACGTCACCCATCATCTTCAAAGCTTCGGGCTGTACCGGTAACGCACGTTGCCATGCCGGTACGTTCTGAGTGAACTGTTGCATACCCTGCGCCCACTGTGCGATATCAGAAGGCCACTTTGAAACAGTCTGACCAACCTCGCCTAGACGTGACGGGATAGACCGTAAGTTCTGTTGAAATATCTGATTTTGGCGTTCCTGTTCGGCTTTGGATGCCTGTCTCTGAGATTGAAATTGTTGGTATCCCTGTGCTTTTTGCAAGGCGTTCCCGCCTAGAGATTGAAGCCACAAGGGAATGTCAATAAGAGGTGACCATGATTTATCTTTTACTACCTCTTTCTGTTTGTCTAAGGTGTTGTAATATGTCATCTCACCGCTTGTAAAGCTTTATTTTGACCACTTGGGGGGCCTTGTGACCATAATCTCCACTCTGTTTCCTCTGGTGTTTGTGCTAAGTTTGCCTGTTGATAGCCATAATATTGTTGTTTTGCTGTCGGCCCCATTCTAGCTAGATATTGTGTTGAAGGATCGATTAAATCCTGCATACCTGTCATATTGGTAGAATTCCAACCTTGAATTTGTTCTCCAACCTGCTGTCTACCCTGATTCAATCCCATCATCCACGGTTGCACAACGGGTGCTTGGTTACTCAGGGCAGCATATTCCAGCCATGATTTAGGCTGTGCGGATAGCGTTGCTAATCTCTGTTGTTTCTCTGCTTCGATTCCAGCCTGATACCGTGCCTGCTCTTGCGCCATTTGCTGTTGCTGTAAAGATAACTGTTGCTGGCGGTAGGCATCGGTTGCAGTCTGCTCCTGTAAGAACTGTTGCTGCCTGAGTGCTGCTGCTCGTTCGGCGGACTGTGTATCACTTGCGTACTTGGATTTTTCCCAGTCTAGTTGTGCCTGTTGCCACGGGGTGATCGGTTCAGGAGTAGGAGTGCCCATGGCACCGCCTTGATTTGCACTCCACAATAGCCACTCAACCGTACCTGGTTCATAAGGATTACCACCACTGGGTGCGTTTGTTGATGGGGTATAGGGGGTTGATGTAGTAGGATCTGGTTGATTACCCACACGAGACGAGCCAGTAACACCATAGAATGGGCTTGTGGGGTCATTAGCCGCCCATAGTGATGAGCCGGGCATTGGTGACGCAGTCTGACGTGTGCCAGTAGATGGCGTAGGAGTTACGTTTGGTTGTACCGAGGTATTTCCATAATACGGAGAGGTAACTTTATATTCAGGCTGTGGATTAAACCATGACGCTATATCATCCCAAAACATACTAGACCTCCTGCTCCTTCAAGTCTTGAACTTCCTGATAGGATTTGTTAAAAATAAGACGAGCCAGCGGTGTGTCATCACCCTGTCCGTAGACGTTGGTTAACAGTTGGATATCTTGTGGAGTCCATGACTCGTATTTCTTACCGATCAAAGCTTCAGGTGAACCAACCTGCTTGAGTGGTTCGGCTATCTCTTTTAAATAATCGTCCGCAACCTTTAATTTAAGGTCTACTATATCTTGGACTGCTTTTGTGAATGGTGTCTCTTTTATGGGTTGTTTCCTCCGCCGTTTTGGCCCTGTTGGGTCATGGACGTGTTGCTTCTCATTTGTGCGAGTTTGTTCTGTAAATCCTGCCCGCTGCCTAACGGCGCGATATCAGGAGTGGTCGGTACCATCGGGCGGGTGGGGCCTTGTTGCGCTGGTGCTCCGGCGACGGGCGGCGGTGGGTTAGCGATACTTTCGGCTGCGCTGCGTGTTGACAATGCCTCTGCCATCTTACCGGCCACGTATTGGGAAATCATGCCCTGTAGTTGAGGATCGGCTTTTAATTTCTCGCGTTCCTCGTCATATTCCATTGCAATCGGGTCTACGTTACTCATCTGTGTTCGTGCCCAGCGTGGGGTCACTATCTTTGAAGATACAAGCCGTTCCAAATCATCATGACGCCTGTACTCGTCTTCCTCTGAAATAGGAGCAAACTCGACATAACACGTGAACGGTTCTTTCATTTTGGCTTTGTCGATCTCGATATCAAATTCATCCGTTGGTGTGCGTGCCCAGACATTAAAATTCCCGGGGATAACGTTTTTAACTAATCTTGCACAATTTGTGAGTACCTTCGCTGTGCCATTTTTAAATGCTTCTGTAGCATACTGGTATCGAGAAGCGGCCTCAGCTATCATTAACCGTCTGTCGCTTCCACTACGGACGCCCTGTTCGGGTAAACCTCTGACCGAATTAGGCGCTGCGTGTGAGGTAATATAAGAAGATGTCCGGTACATGTGCTGAGTTAAAGCGTCCGGTGGAACCTGTGGAGTCATCTCTCTAATCTTTAAACCCTTTGGTAATTGGGTATACGTTCCAAACTGCTGGTCTATTTTACCGACAGTTGCCGCCATGCCGGATCCGTCATCCTCAATTACACCCCAGGGCCAGGCGGTTTTTTTGAGTACACAATCAGCGATTGAAAAGTCTCTGGATTCGGCTATAAGTAAATCATATATATATCTGAGCGCACCAACGTACCGTTTACGGGGATCATTGTCAGAGGACATGTTACCCAAACCTGAATCTATAAGGACGTATGGTATGAATCCGTACTTGTGTTCCACGATCCCGTCGGGTGTTTTAAGGACTTTCTCTCCGTCGATAAGATCACAACGATAGGTCATATCCCAATACTGGACGTATTTAACCTTATCGCTTAGTTTTTTATCTTTGGGATTATTCCAGTCGGGCCAACGTTTAGACACGTCAAAGCATGTCCTCTCTTGAACTTCGATAACGAACTGTCTGCCGCCGTAAGACGGATCAGGATAAACACAGAATGGGTTGACAGCCTGTATCACAACTGGTAGTGATTCATGTGTACTGGCACGCCATTCATCAATTCTTACGGCGTAAGCTTCATCGGATTCGCCCCCTTGAATAGGCTTATCAACCCATCTATCTGCGTCCCAAACAGTCTTGAAAACTCCAAGACCGTGCAAAGCATAATGTTTAGCGACTACTCTCCATGGGGAGATGTCCGCTTCGGTGTTTGTGCGGTGTATCAATCCCAGATAGAACTTCCTCATCATCTCGGATTCTTCTAAATTAGACCGCGAGGTTCCCTTCTTGTTCACAAATACACGTGCGTTCTGAATGTCAATATGGTTTACAAATGTATCCACCATATCACGTGCCGTAGGTAGTACGATCCCTTCACTGGCGAACTCGTCAGGAAGATTTAGTTTTTCAAGAAAATCCAACTCATAGGACGACTCATCGTTTGTAAAATCCAACGTGTGTAAGTCACCATAATACGCTTCACACTTCGGAAGTAAGTCACCCGTGATGTCTTCTACTGTGATTTTTTCTACTTTCGCCATTTAAACCTCGTCTTAAAGTGAAGTGATTGAATCGGTTTGTACTCAATTAGTCCTGTGGAAACTTTCTCTTTGTTATACCAGGCAATCGCTAACGCCATAGGGTAATCGTCGTTACGCCCGCCAACCGCCTCGATACGTCCACCCTTGTCTGTGTTCCTTATAACGTCCAGAAACTGTCTTAGTCCGTCTGAGTTGTAAAATGTAATCTGTCTATTATTGACCGCGGGGATCAACTTGCCCCAGAGATCGGAACGGTTGTCCGCACCGGTATGAAATCCCGTTTTTTTGCCGTCGCTTAACAGGTTTATGTACCCTAACTTCTGGGCTGTACTAATTGTCACCGCACCCCATTCGTTGTCCTCGATGCACCACAGGGGCCGTTTGTACAGTTCCAGTAACTTAATTGAGTGATATGCTAGTTCCTCAGGAGCGATTTTGTTGTTTAAAATATCAGCGGCGATCTCCCCTGTTTTGACGTTCATTACGACGGTCACCGAGTAGTCTTTTCCTACCCCGTGAGAGGTATCGGTCGCCGCAATGAAGAATTCCCCTAAGTTAAACGGCTTCCAGATATGAATTATATTTGAGTCAATATCTGGTAACTCTATTTTGAGAGGCGATTTTGTGTCTGTGAGCATTGCCATTACGTTGGCGATATTGAACGCCGATACTGTCTGAGGCATACTTAAAGCTTCTTGAATAGAAGCGGGGTAATTTTTGAGCATATAAAGTTCAGGAGTCAGGAACCCAATTAACTTCTCAGGGATAGACGCTTTGGTTTTCTCGTACCATTCTTGGTCACGTCCGGGACGGACATCCCACGCATCGAATAACCATGTGAATTCCTGCTCGATACCATCGTGTGCCTTAATAAATGTAGACTTAGCCAAAGTATCGGGGTCTGGGTTACTCGCAGTAAAAATACCGATGAACTGTCCACCGGCATCCCGACAGGGTTTGGATGAGAAGTAGTTTTCTTGTGCCCAAGGGTGTTCATCCCACTCATCGCAGACGATAATCGAAGCTGTAAATGAAATACCAGCCGTCTTTGTGGCTGCGAACGCCCGAATAGTGGACATCATCGACGGAAACCCCATCACCCCGTCAGAGTCGGGATGTAACTTCAGTCGCATGAAGTCTGGTAAATTTAAATAAATCCGCTTGCATTTGGCCAGAAGTTCAAAAGCCTCTGTTTCACCCTTTGAAAACAGCAGTATCGTCGCCCCTTGATGAAACATGGCGTACCATAAGCAGTACGCCGCGATAATCCAGGACGCTCCGATCTGCCGAGATTTGAGCCAGACAATTAACTTCTTTGTGATTAGCGCCGCAACCGCTTTTTTAAGGTGTGGCCAGAGTTCAAACGGGATAACGCCGCCAGAGTTATCAAGGGTTGGCGCTTCTACCACACGGCAGTATTCTATGAATTTAGTGAACGCTACCGAGCAGGCTTTAAGTATCAGCGCTCGCTCTTTACGATCTGCATCGTTGCACTCTATCTCCGGTTTCCATGTGGTCACCTACGCCATTCCTGATACGCCGTCGCCTGTTCTATCCGATATGTTCTGTCGTCCTGAAACCCTTGTGCTGTTCTTGAATCACAGTATTTATTTATTTTCTCCAATACCTCAGGGTCTAAAGGCGTAACATTTTTGGGTATGACAGCGCAGGGCGTAACGTCTTTTTTAGGCGTAACAGTCTCAATGTCGGGTGTAACAGTCTCGCTCGGTACGGTGGTATGGGCGTAACGGTAACGCCTCATTCTCTCTTTACTGGCTTCATTCTGTTTATCTTTGTCTTTATACATATCTATCCTAAAGTTTCAAAATACTGTAAAAATTTGCGGGGGCTATCACACATATATCTGACCCCGCCCTGTGCGCCGAGCCACTTCGTATCTGTGCGCTGCGCTGTGTAGCGCTACGTGCTACGCTGTATGCGTGTGTGATCTACTGGAGAGTGTGCTTCTGTTTAACAGGGTGTCCAATCGTGCCACTTCGCACAACTTACCTTATGCGAACCAACAACACGATCAAACGTACTACATAATGTTACAAGATGACATAATACTCTAGTTTATGTCTTGTTGTGGGATAGTTTCGGTGTATTCTGCTAGTAGTGATTGCTCTTCTGTTATGGCCCGAATGACCGCCTGATTGTAATCGTCAGGCGTAACAAGTATCTGTGCGCGTATACGTGAGTCAATCTCCTGGCGTGGACGGCCTAGACAGCGATCAGTTAGATAGATCATAAGGTCTTTATCACCAGCTTTGGCTTTTTCGATCATAGCAGCGAGTATGAGTGGTATCTCTGTATCACGTATACTATTAAGATACTGCTGTATGTTCGTACTGGCTTTGGGTTTACGACCAGACCTGCCTTTAACGCCTGACATATATATCTCTTATATTTGTATACATTAAAATCATTTAGTTAGTCTCAAGGGGTTATATTGTGCGACATTAAGCCGGGTTAAACCTCTCCAGCCACTGTTTGAGCCAGTGTCG